ATATAATCCTACAGTTCTCGGAGTAAAATATCTTTCTGGTGCAACATATACAGGAACATTTACTGCATTAAGAGCAATAATAATTCTTTTTAATTCTTCCCTGAATGGGTCAAAGTCTGGATCTTTTAATAACTCAGAATCTACTGTGAGTTTTTCTACACCCTCAGTACATTCTAGAAGTATCATACAACCCATTGCAGCAGCACTGTATGGTTTTACAGTTGGTTGCGTTGGTGCTAAAGATGATGCTATTGCGGGAAATGATAATGATAAAATTAGACCAACTGAGGTGAGTAACTTTTTCATTCTTTTCACCAACCTTCTTCTTTGTGTATCCAGACTTTCAAATCTTTTACATACTTTCTCAAGATCTGGGCCTGTTCTTCATGCCAAATGTCACCCGTCTCCATGTGAAGACGGGTGTGATTATCTATTGCTTTCAATATTTGATGGATGGGAGCATTCCAACACTCTCGTTTAGGAGTGTTCCATTCTCTTGGCATTGGTATGTAAATGTGTAAATTTGATTATCACTTAGAAATTCAGTTTGACATAAATCTGGTCCAACTAACGTATGCCCAACGATAGTCAAAGTCACAAACTCAATCATTTTTTCTTGCCACCATTCTTTGCTTTATTAGCATTAGCATTTCCAGAGTTCTGCTTTTTATTGTTAGCAGAACCTGCTCCACCTTTCTTGGATTTGTTTGCTGACTTTGACATTATGCTCCTGTGCGTGGTTGAACTTGACCTTCCAGAACCTCAACTCTTTCTTCAAGAGATGGTTCTACCAAAGCAACTTCAGGAGTAGGTGGTTCTGGTGGTGCTTCTACCACTTCTCCTCTTTTTGGTTCTTCTTTCTTTTCATCATCTTCATCTCCACCTTTCTTCATAGTGTTGATGCCAAAAGTAGCGGCAGATGCAGTGAAGACAGTTGCAATGAATGTAGGATCCATCTTAGAAAGAGTACCTGCATAGCTTGCAGTAAGAAGAGCAGCAGACCAACCCAAAATACATATACGAATTAGTTGTCCCATAGCATTTTCGTTTTTCTTGTTAGTCATTTTTTACTTTAGTGTGAAGTTAACTTTTTTTCCAAGCTTCACCTTCTGCCTTTCTTCTACGTGCTAGTCCTGCTTCTACATTAGAACCAGGATTTCTGTAAAGATAAAGCGCATCGGGAACCATGTCCCATTCTTTATTCTTCAAGCGTTTAGTAATAGTATTAAAGTTATCACCACCGTAAAAACCGGCACCAAGATTATAAGCAAAGCTGAGCAGAGCGCCTCTTTTTCCATCAGACATTTCATTCCAGTGTGGGATTTTACGAAGAGAAGGCAGAAACTCATTCTTACACTGCTCGATGAGAAGTGCATCTGCTTCCGCTTGAGTTAAAGTATCTCCTAGTTTAAAATGAGATCCATCCTTCTTACGAGTTGAACCCCAACCAATTGTGATCGGAAGTCCACCAGTAAGAGGATCGGGATATGCTTTTAAATGGCACCCTTCAAACTCTTTGATTAATTTCAAACCAATCATTGGCAGATCATCTCCACCTGTTACTGTAGGCGCAGCTGCAGCAGGTGTACTTACTGTTGCAGCACTAGTCTTTTTTCCGCGATAAATTCCTGCCCAGTCTACATTGTCTTCAAGGAACTTAACAGGAAGATTGTCTTCCAACCACTGAACTGATTTAACGTGATTAGGGTTTCTTTCATCATAGAATTGAAAGAAATTGTGTAGGTCAACTCTTGCCATTGTTACCTCCGAAGTATTTTTGATAAAGTTGATGTGCTTCTACATGTCTACCATTATTGGTCAGATCTTTAATGCGTTGTAAGATCTTTCTTTTGAAATTAGTCGAAAATTCTTCCCCATCCATCACTTCCTCCTGGACACCAACGGTGCTTAAGAACTGCTTTGGTATAAATTGTCTTTTTACCGTTAGTCACAGGACCAGTATAATTATCATTTAATGATCCATATGGATCGTTGACATAGTATCCTTTACCATCTGGTGTCTTACCGATGACTACACACATGTGTCCACCAGTAGGTGCAGATAAAGAACCCCTATGAAGGATACCAATAACAACTGGTTTACCCCTATCAAGACTTTTATCTATATCGCTAAAACTGAGATTATAACTGAAATGGGATTTAATCCCATAACCTGACAGAACTTTCGTCTGTACCGCATGGTCAGTAGTATCGCCGATAGCAAATACTTTTTTAACGTATTCGTCATCGCCTTTAATGCTACCTGGCTTGAGGAAAGCAAGGCACATAGCACACGACGAACTGTTACAAGTTCTTTGTGCGTCTCTGTAGTTGTCTACTTGATTGAAGTATGGAACTTCGAGTACTGCTGGAGTTGGTGGTTTTGTTCTGTAAATACCAATCCATTCAGTCTCAGAGTCGTCTAAAAATTCAGCAGGCAGATTGTCTTCTAACCATTGAACTGCTGCTACATGGTTCTCATTTTTCTCATCATAAAATTTAAAAAAGTTATGAAGATCAAGAGTCATATTCTTCTCCTATGTATTGTAATGAAAATACGTCATGCTCTAGAATATTCGGATCCAACCATTCACTGAATTCAGATTGAATCGCATGGGCATCTTCGATATTTTTATTTTCACATAGGAAATGCATCCGATCAATTGCCCAGTCATGTGATTGTTTTAGAGTCTTTTCCAAAGTTTCCATAATCTTTTCGCATGTAGCGACCTAGGATATTGCTATTGTAGTACGCTGGTGTGCCATCGTCAAGAGACTCGATCAACACATTATTTAGGAAAAGTTGTTTTGTTTCTTCGTAGTTACAATGTCCTTTTGTTCTATGGAGGCTAAGTATCGTTCTGTCGCAGGATGCTTTGCCCCAAAGTTTAAGATCGGTTTTGAGTTCGGGACATGATCCATAATAATTTTTCCAATCGGACTCTGATTTAACTTTTCTAGATTTTCCCTTTGGTGTGCGGAAAGACCAGAAATATTTCCTACCAATGTAACTACGACCAGTTTTATTGCAGTGTATATGATAAACAAAACCAAAATTATCTTGAATATCAGAAGACTCAAAAATTTCCCCATTGAATCTCCAAGGATTTTCATAACTCATACTATAGAATCTTTATGAGCTATTATTTATCTTCAACGGAGACAAACCTAGTCTAGCAATAAAAAAGGGGGTATGTCAACCCCCTGAGAATTATGCTATAATAAGATCAACGGAATTCAGTTACATAATGTGCAACAACATCATCCCATGTATATTGCGAGAGATCATATCCTTCATGTAAAAGACCATCAACCCACTCAGAAACCTCTTCAGCAAGTAGATAATCCTCATACTCTTCCATAACTGCTTGAACAGAAGATGCATCCATTTCTAACATAATATAATGTGCTTCTTCAATACTATCTGCATGACCATTACTCAGAAGATACTCCAGAAGAACTTCATATGGTTCATATGATTCTTTAGTAGTAACCTTAGATTTTTCTTGCTCTAGTTTTTTCTTCTGTCTTTCCTGTTCTGCCTTCATTGAATCTTCAACATCCTTCTTATTAATTGATCCAGGACCTTCTGGACCACCCATCAATTCACCTTGACGCTGCTTAGACCTATTTGACATTTGACGAAGTTCTTCAGCATCTTTTTCCATCTGACTTTGACCAGTACCCTTTTGAGCACTATCTGCATTCAATTTAGCAGCAAGTTTTGGATTTGCTTTTGCCCAAGTTTCTAATCCTAGTTTTTCTGCTTCTTTTGTTTTACCCGCTTTGATCAAATCTTTATATTGTTGATTGGCGTTTTTTACAGATGCTTTTGGTTTTGCTGCTGCAGGAGCACCTGATGGTGCAGATCCTCCACCACCACCTGATGATGCAGATCCTCCACCACCTGATGGTGCAGAAGAACTAGGTGCAGAGGGGGCACTAGGAGGAGCAGTAGTAGTTGTTGCAGATGGTTTTGGTGATTCTGTTGGTTTTGCTCCAGAACCTGCTCCTGCAAGTTTTGCTCCTACAAATCCACCAGCAGCACCTAATCCAAATATACCAGCACCTTTAGCAACTTTAGGAAGTGCTGCTTTTGCTTTATTAGCAACATCTTTTACTTTTTGTGTTGCTTGACCCAATTTTCCTTTAGTTAATAATTCTCCAGACTGCTTACCAGTCATTGGTTTTCCACCATCAATTGGTGAACTGGTCTTACTATAACCACCAGCACCTCCTTTTCTTGCTTCTCTTTGAGCAAGTCTTTGTGCTGCTTGTCTTGTTTTTTCTGGATTTTTAGAAGTTACTAATTTTTGAGCAATCTTTGCTCTTGCAGGTTTTGATGCAACTCTACTTGCTAATCCAACTGCACCTTTAGCAACTTTTCCAACTAATGATCCCAAACCCTCATTAATTGCAGCATCAAAAATATCTAATTGTTCTACAACATATTCATCAGATACT